AGGGCAATCATCGCCGCAGATGTCAGCGATGTTGTGGTTTTTAGCAGCGTGATCTTGTTCATTCTACAACCCAAATCAAATCAGTTGGCTTAACTGGTGAAAATTCCAGACCATCATAACCTAAAAAAGCAACCTTATCACCTAGCGCAACGCCCAAAGCGATTTCAGTGACCATCAACGCCCCGTAGTCGCCTCGCCCTATGATCGCACCCCTCGGCGGCACAATCCAGTCCACGGCCTTCAAACGGCTGTTAATGGCCTTTATGATATTGTAATGACCGCTGCGCTTTAGCTGCCGATGATAATTTAGATACGCACCCCATTCAGTTGTATAGGTTCCAAACCAATCATTAAAAATGTGCTTGCCTGTCTGCACATAATGCGCCTCATCCGCAAACCTAATACAATCAAATTGCGCCCAGCAAAATGGCCTATATCGCCACTCTTCTATAAACGCATCAAATCTTTCCGGCCAATCATCAAGTCTCACCCACGCCCCCAGTTAAACTTTTTATCTTGCAAATCTTCAACAAACTCAAAACCGCGATCATTTGGATATCTGGCTTTTTGGTTCTGATCGTTGTATCTGAAAATCCGCGCACGTTCCAAGTCGATTAGACGGCTTTCGACCGATATTGCAATGCTGCTAGTCTCAGCACCTTCCATAATGGTCATCTGATCAATATAGCCGTTGAATACTTCAACAACCGGCGTAACTGCACCCTGCGATACATCAATCCGGCTTCCATCTTCAGCAAGCAAATAGCTGCCGTTTTCCAGCATTAGAAATTGCCGGTCTGCGTCAATCAAGCCAAATAGGATTTTGCATTTGCGGCCTTGATATGGCTCACTGATAGCCAGCGAAATCAACTCAGACGGGATGCCAGACAAGCTAACAGTCGCACCCTTTGCCGATATTTCAGCGGTTTCTTGTAGTTCACTGATTTCAAGAAACTGGCCTGTTCCGATATATGTATTGTTACCAAACACTAAATCACCGATGCCCGTCCACATATACAGTGTTTGCGTGTCCAAATATAACTCAACAGCAAAAAGCGGCTGAACCTCTGCCGCTTCAAGATTGTCAATAATGCTTTGAGTTAGTTCGCGGCTCATACGATAACCTCGATGGCTGGAAACGTAATGCCATAAAAGCTGGCGTTGTTGATTGACCAGTCTGATTGGTTTGTGGAAAGCCGGAAATTACCAACCGCGTTAGCAACAACGATCGCGCTGTCATCTGCCGGTGCTGTGCGGATGTGCGGCCACAGATCAAGCGTTGCCTGTCCTGACGCATTGCTGTCTACATTAGTCAAAACCTTGTGCAGCGTCGCGCTAGAGCCGCCGCCTAGCTGGATGTAATCGCCAGCAAGCAGATAACCAGTTGCGCTAACCGGCAAGCCGTCCACAGTCAAGCTATCGCCAGTCTGGCTTGCGCCATTAACAACCGGCGTGCCAGCCGCAGTTGATGCGCTGCCGCGTGCTGTAGCGCAGTTAGGGTCGCCCATTAAGAACGTGCCGCGCATACCTTTCAGCGATAGCAAAAACGCGACCCAAACTTCAGCATCGGCGCGTTGCATCGGCGGCAAAGTTATCTCAGCTTCCCAGCGTTGGCCTGTGTGCGCGACCACTTGCTGCTTGTAAGTGAATGGGCTTTGACTAATTGCAACGCTGTTAATCGCGTGCAAATTAACGCTGGCAATGCCGGTCTGTGTCGGAAATGTTAGTGGATATGAAATTGCCATTTAGATCACCCGAATGCCGCACTGAATGAACCGCCGCGCCGTCTTGCGTCAAGCACTGCCGCTTTCGATGCCTCTTGTATTTGCGGCATCATCTGCATCACTTCAGCGCGTACAGTTTGCGAAACACCAGCCGATAGGTTGATGGTTTGATTGACCACTACACCGCCGCCCATTTTGTTGTTAGGTACTATTGATCCGCTGCTATTTGGAACAAACATCTCTGCGCCGCGCTCACCAACCATATATGGCGTGTTAGCCCTTACCGGCCCACCGATAGCTTTACCACCGCCAAAAAGTGCGCTGCCAATTGTTTGTAAGAAATTACTGCCGCCGATCGCAGCCGCTAAAGGCTTTGTAATGCTTTGCTGTATTTGTATGCGGATTAGATCGGCAATAATTGACCGCGCCATTGATTTAAACGCATCTTTTGCGCTTGCCGCGCCCATAGTTACATCAACAAGGGCATCTTCAAGTGATTTAACGCCACGCACCGCAGCATCGCCAAGCCCCTCTCTGACTTTTTCGCCTGTTTCTTTTAGTTCTTGTAATGCCTCAGACAATGTTTTTGTTTTTTCAGCAATCTTGTCAGTGCTTTTGCCGAGACCATCAACGCCATCAGAAGTCGCTTTTACAGCCGCACGCAAATCATTAAACAAAGATACGTCAAAGGTTTTCGGTAGTCGCCTAAAACTTTCTGAAAAGTTTCTAATTCTGTCGGCAAAATCTTTGGAAAAAGTAGATGCCAAAACAGACGCAGCGTCAACCATCCCTAAAATGACAGTTTGTGATTGTTCTGCAAAACGATAAATTGCTTTGGCAACTTGTTCGACCAAATTGATAACGCCAATAGCTAATTCTTTTGCAAACTTTTTTATGCCGCCAGCTTTTTCAATTGCTGCAACAAGTTTGTTTCGCATTAGATCAACAAGTTCACGCAATGCCGGTGCCAACGCTGCGACCAATTGATCGCGCACGCCGCCGAACATTGTCCCTAGCTTCATTATCGCGTCATTGGCTTCTTCAACGCCCCTGACTGCGCTTGATGACAATATAAAGCCAAGCCCTTCAGCTTCATTAAACATTTCACGCAAGGCTGCGCTGCCGCCTTCTAGCGTGTTTACAAACGCCACGCCCTCACTATCGAACAGCTTAAACGCCAGACGCACTTTATCGCCGCTGCTTTGCACGTCATCAAACGCATCAGCAAGCGCAAGCATCTGCTTATCAAGTGGTTGTTTAGCTAGTTCTTTGGCGTTCAGACCAAGTTCTTTAAGCGCGTCTTTAGCCTCGCCAGTGCCGTTCGCAGCCTCAGACAAACGCCGCGTAAACCGCTGCACCGCCATATCGACTGTGCGCGTTTCAACGCCAGCCAGATTAGACGCATATCGCAGTTTTTGTAATGCTTGACTGGTAACGCCCAGCTTTTGTGCAGTTTTGCCCAGCGTGTCAATGCTATCAAGTGATGATTTAACCAGCAAACCAAGACCGGCGGCACCAGCAACACCTACAAGGGCTGTTCTAAAACTAAATATAGCTTTGCGGACAAGGCCAAGGGAACGGGTTAAGGTGGCAAATACTGGTCCAGTTGTGTTTTTGGCTCCGATATTAATTTGCAGTTTATTTTGCAGAGCCATTTTCAATCACCTTAAAATATGCGAACCATTCGTTAAGTTCTGTCAGAGTTAATTCTTCAATCTCTGGCTGTGTCTTGTGTAGGCGATCCGCTAGGGCTAGCATATTTAGCCTTAACGGGTCGCCCTTTAGTTTTTTTCCGCATCCCCAACGCTTTCAACGTCACCAAACATTTGCCCAGCAATATCAGCAATTAAGGCCACGCTGTCACCCATTAAGTGCATTTTGTCCTCAAGCGTAAAAAGTCGCTTGCCATCGGCATCTTCAGCTTTTGTAATAATCAGATCAACCATACCGCTAATCGTCATATTGTTTAGAAAGTCTTTGTGCTTTCTTTGTAGCTTATCAATGTCACCAGCGGTAATGGCTCCAGAATAAATAACCAACGGTCGACCATCTTCGCCCCACTCATCAACTTTAATGACCTTCCGGTCGCGGTTACGCCTTGCGGCGATCTGTTCTCCCAAGCCCATAATTTACCCCTTTAAACGACAGTTTCAGTTAAACCGCCAGTGCCTTGCAGCGAATAAGTGGCGGTATTAATGCCATCGGATGATACACCGATTGAGCGGCTAGTTACAATAGCAGAGCCGGTCAACTGGTGATCACCAGTTGTGTTGCCCTCCATTTGCAGCTTTAGTACGACCGTATCACCAGCAGTTACATTATTTTGCGCTGTATCTGTATCATCAAAATATGTTTCAACCGTTGCGGTAAAATCAGTAAAGCTCGCAACATAAGTTTTGGATGTATCACCCATTGTGGTGTCTTCAATGGTGTCAGCGGTTTCATCGACACTAAAGCTAATTACTTCAGCCATTACGTCTGTGCCGATCAGAACGACACCATCGTTACCCTTAAATGTAGCCATCAGTTTGTTCCTTTTCTAAACGGCAGTTTCAACGTCATTTTCTTTAGTGCGATATTGCACTGTTATTGTAAACCGACCCACGGCGACCGGCTGCTCACCATCACCCGCATAATCAGCTTCAAACGCAACAACCTGTGCATCTTTTGCAAGGCCATTAAGCGTGACATCAGCGGCGATAGCTTCTTCAACTTCCACCGCAATCCCATCTAGCGAATTATCATAATTAGCTGTGCCAATTACATACGCTTCTACGACAACATCTAAAAACCTATTTATAGACCTTGCCAGCGTTATCGTATCAAATTCTGTTGTTTCCGATTTAGTAAATATACATAATGCTGGTAAACTCGTCTGTTCTAATGGAAATATACGACTGCGAAATACATTGCTGCCGGTTGTTGCTAATCCTGTTAAAGTGGTCACGATCTGATCACGTATTTGCTGACGAGCGTGTGCCATCTATTGTTTTTCCAATACCAACGTTGTCATACCGGTGCCGTCATCCTGCACAATCCGCATCGTATAGGCCACCGCGTTGATCGTAATTGTATCGCCTTCAGCGGCTGTTGATACGTCTGCGGTGCGGCAAACAAATCGCGGCTGTTGCAGTGCAAAGCCAACGCCCCCGCCAGCGTCAACCTCGACAAAATCATTATCAAAAATGCCGTTAATCGTGGTTGCATTATAGGTCGCCGCAACTCCGAAATCATTAACGCCAACAAAGATGGCGCGGTCATTTGCAGTTTCTACCGCCATTAATCGGCATCCTCATCAGCAACTTTAGCCACTTTAGCCACTTTGGCCGACCATAGCTTTGCATAGCCGCGATCAATCAGTTTGTTCGCTTCATCTTGACGAACATCGTGATCTTCACCGGCAAGCATAATACCGACTGAACCCGCTTGGCAGTCTTTTAGCGTTGTGATTTTAACAAGTTTAATCGTCATTTTTTCTTTGTGTTCCGCTTTACTAAACTAGCTGCTGATTTTTTTGTTAAACCAATTGCACGATCAGTTATGCCCTGTTTTTCTTCATACACTTCAACTTTGCCAGTATTAACCAAATCAAGCCCTACATTTTCAGCCACTTCAACAATGTCACCAACAACGTGTGCATTGCCACCAATTAAAATATTACGTTTGCATTTAATTTTCATATTAGCCCCCTATCGGGTGAAGATGGGGCAACCGAAGCTGCCCCACCATTATATTTATGCGTCGATGTCGAGACACGCAGCGAATGACTGTGCGTGACGAACAGCAATGTCAAGCTCTTGCATAACGCGGATGCGAACTGCACCAGTTGAGCCAGCGGTATATGGATCCACGAGCACATCGGGAGTGCTAAAAAAGCCCATCATTAGCTGACTAAAATCACCAAACACCATTGCAGATGCGGTTGTCAGTGTGCCTTTTGTAAGATCAGAAGGCACGTTGTTGGTGACAGCAAGGTTATACCCATAAAGGCTATTCCAAGGTGCATCAAGCAACATTACGCTATCTGTTGAGGCAACCTTTGGAGTTGAAGCCATCAGTGACTTAACCTTTGGGTTCGTTAGATAAGCAAGTGTGTTGCCGTTAATCGCAGCGTTGTCAATTTCAACCTCTTTAACAAGGTTAACAATATCATCCCACGCGATTACGCCACCATTGGTTCCGATTGCAACTGAACCGATACCGGCAGTGCCAGTAATACCAGTTGGCTCGTTAGAACCGCCGCCTTCAATCGCAACATCTTCAATTTTTTGTGCAATTGCGTTCAGCAGGTCATCACGAACAATCTGCTCAACAGATGGATCAGACTGGATCATCAGCAAACGAGAAATATCGGTAAATGCTCCGAGTGATTTTGGAGACATTGTGATTTGCGAGAAAACAGCGTTCACTTCAGATGTAGCACCGTTCTCAGCAACGAAACCGGCTGAAACGCCAGTTGCTAGCTTTGGAATAGCAACATCGCCACGCAAACCGGTCATAAAACGTGCGCCAAGCTCGTTAAATACCAAACGTGAGCGTAAGGCATCAACAAACTGGTCACCAAGATGATCAGTGCCGACCAAATGTCCACCGGCTGTAGCTGTGCCAACAGTCAGGTCACGACGACCGCCCCAGAAGCTGTCTGGTGCATAAAAGCCGCGTGCCTCGCGTCCAGTGCGCTTTGCGATTTCTTCTGAAACCTCGCGCTCAAGACCATTTAGGCCAGAGCCATTCACCAAGCCGCGAACAGCTTTGATGAACGAATAGTCGCGCTGCTCTTTTTCTGACATATCAACCGCACCGGCTGACTGCTCAAGTGGCTTACCTTCGCCGATTGCATCCAGCAATGTTGCGCGGAATTGTGCAACAGACTGACCTTCGCCGATTGCTTTATCGGCTAGATCACGCCGATTGTGTTTAACAGCAAGATTGATGATCTCGCTGGCATTCTTTTGAAAATCGCGCTTGGCTGCTTCAGCGGCTGCCTCACGGATTTCATCGTGATTTACTTCAG